CCGAAGAAGACGGCAGGCTAATCATCCCGCCTTGTAAAGTAGGAGATACGGTATGGGTTATCACTGGCACAGCAATAAAGCTCTGTACCGTAGATCGCATTCATATTTTGGGGAACGGGCAAGTGCAAATAAGGGCGAAATACTTTGTCACAGATAATATCTACCTGTATCCCGATATGTTTGGGAAAACTGTGTTTCTAACTTGCGCCGAAGCGGAAGCTGCCATAGAAGCACGGAAGGGAGGCAAAGAGTAATGACCAACTATGAAAACTTAAAAGCCGCAGCGCAAAGTCTGGGCGACTTCTGTGACAACCACGAAGATTGTGACGGCTGCACATTGAGCGCACTGTGCGAGTGTATGCCGGCAGCTCTCCCGAAGTTGATAAATGCGATTGCCGAGAACAAAGAGAAAAGCGGGGGCAAGAAATGAAACGAGTATTTGCGATCCTTCTGACAGCAATGTTGCTAACCGGGTGTACTTCGGAAAATGTACGTGCGATACAGAGCAGCAGCACAAGCATCACGATTACGACATACAACAACTATTCAGTTCAAGGATATACCATCCGAGAAATAGGGGACGGCTATGTGGTAACGGTGGAGGTGAATCCAAAATGACCATGGAAGAAGCTATCCAACAGTTGGATGGGGCCGAAATGATGGTCTTAAACCGCGAGATCACCCAGTTCAATCAGGCTATCATTATGGCAATCTCAGCCCTCCGCACCCAACAGAAGCAGGCGAACGAATGTACAAAGTGCCAAAGCGATAAGATCAGACATAAACAAGAGTCTGTACACAATGATCCTCTGGTGCTTGATGAGCTGCGACAGATGCGTGGCGAACCTGTATGGTGTAAAGAGTTAGAATGCTACGGCATTGTGAAGATGGAGAAAGTCGGGAGATGGGCGAACGAGCTATTTTTGGTTGGAACATGGCATAATGGCGATGTCGCCGTAAACTTTGAGTACGACATCAAATCACGCGGTCTTACGCTTTACCGGCATAAGCCGGAGGAGGTGCAAGATGAACTTTAAGCAGTTTGTCCGGTGGAGGTTGGTTTGCTTTGTTCAAACTCATATCAGACATTGCCAGGAATGCCTTGGTAGTAATGGGCACTGCCAAGAGTGTAACGACTGGCACCACTTATTCCGCAGAGACTGGCAACGGACGTATTGGAGAAGGAAGTTCTGATCATGAGCAATAATGCGAACTGCATTACCTGTAGGCATAAAAAGGACTTCTTAGTTCCGTGCGATTGGTTGAAAAACCAAAGAGCAGTGATTATGCCGCCCTGCCCAAGATACGAGTCCGAAGAGGAGGATACCGATGCCCGAATTAAACTTAAAGCCATTACCTTGCCCATTTTGCGGCAGCACAAAGCTGAAAGTCGATCAGAAAACAAGCAGTAATACAAAGTGGAACTCCGAAACAGGTCGATGCGATAAGCTGGTCGTCGTTACAGTTCGTTGTAACAAATGCCACACGAGAGGCCCGACAGTCTCTATGTATGCAGGGTGGTACGATCGGCCTACTCAGGTCTTGAATAATGCTGCTATCGAAGCCTGGAACCAGCGTATCGAAAAGGAGGCGACTAACGATGCCGGCAATGGGGATCTTAAACGAGAAACCTAATACCGTTTGTTGTTGATAGCAAAAAAAGAGCGTAGGTGAAAGCCCTACGCTCTTATAGCTTTAGATTTCTTTGCCGTTGTCATTACTAATGAACCGGCCTTCAAAATGACAATCCATAGCGTCGGCAATTTCTATCAATTCTCTCTCGCTGAAATTGTCTCGCTTCAACTTGCCGCTGAGATTTTGAGAGGTACATCCGAGTCGAGAGGATAACTCTTTCAGGTTCATATTACGCTTGATCAGTGCAATCCGAATTTTCTCAGCCATTGGCATAATAGCACCTCCCAACTTTTAATTTCATTGTAAATCGAACAACTACGAAAATCAATAGAAAATTTCAAGAGTAAGTAAATGATGATTTTCTTCTTGACATAGGTAATCGCTCAAGATATTATGTAACTGGAGAATTACCACCCATACAAAAGCAAGGAGGAGATAGTATGGCTGGATTAAAACGAACGGACAACAAAGGCCGTATCCTTAAAGACGGCGAGTCCCAGAGAAAAGATGGGTCGTACCGATATCGTTACACTGATGCTGACGGCATCCGCCATGACGTGTATAGTAAGCGGCTCGTTCCCACTGACCGCGTTCCTCCGGGCTGTAAAGACGACCTTAGCCTGAGAGAAAAGGAACGCAAAATCAACCGTGATCTGGAAGACGGGATCAAAGCTGCGGTCGAAAACAAAGCCACCCTCAATGATTTGTTTGAGCTGTATATGGCAAACAAACCCGAACTAAAAGATACCACCCGCAGCAACTATCTTTATATGTACAACAAGTACGTACGAAATGATATTGGCAAGAAGAAAATTGCCAGTATCAAATACTCAGATGTCAAGGCTTTTTATAATAAGCTCATCAAAGAAAAGGGCTTCAAGCCAAACTCAATGGAAATCATTCACACCATCATCCACCCCATATTTACTCTGGCCGTCCGTGATAATTACATCCGTATCAACCCGGCTACCGGAGCGATGGCAGAAATCAAAAAGAGCAACAACTGGGAGAAACCCAAGCGCCACTCATTGAGTATCGCAGAGCAGTCTGCTTTTATTGAGTATGTAAAGGGGCATAAGGTTTATAATCATTGGCTCCCCGTTTTCACAGTTTTACTTGGTACAGGATGCCGCATTGGTGAAGTTGTAGGCTTGCGCTGGGAAGATTGCGATTTCGATGATGGGATTATTAGCATTAACCACAATATGGTTTATCGAAAATATGTGGACGAAGAAAAAGCAAGGTTCCATATTGTAACCCCCAAAACAGAGGCAGGTGTCCGTATCGTTCCTATGTTGTCAGAGGTTAGGGCTGCTCTGGAAGCGGAATGGGAAACTCAAAAGATAATCGGGTTCAATGAGTCTGTCGTTGATGGATATGTCGGCTTCATCTTCCAGAACCGATACGGCGATCCTCTGTCTCCTCACAGTGTCAACCGAGCCATAGATCGTATCTGTGCTGCCTATGTCGAAGACGAAACGGTACGGGCCGATCAGGAAGGGCGCGACCCCGTATTGATCCGGCATTTTTCCGCACACAACCTACGCCATACCTTCTGCACTCGCTTTTGCGAAAACGAAAAGAACATCAAGGTCATCCAAGAGATTATGGGCCACGCCGACATTGAAACCACAATGAACATTTACGCGGAAGCTACCAAGGAGAAAAAGCAAGAGTCGTTCTCCAATCTCGAAGGGAAAATAAAGATCTCTTGATGGAGGGTTTCAAATGGGAAAGCTAATCGACCTCACCGGGCGAACATTTGATATGCTGACCGTTGTAAAAAGGGTGGACGATAGGAAACCAGGTCGTCCTATGTGGCTATGCCAGTGTGAGTGTGGCAATACCGCCGTTATTTCTTCAACCAATTTGTTGAAGAAGAACGGGACAAAATCATGTGGATGTCTTCGGCACCAGCAATCACCTACCCTCATTGATCTGAAAAGCAGAACATTCGGAAAACTGACAGTGATACAGAAAGACCCAGAAGCAGAACCAGGCAAAGCGAAGTGGATCTGCGAATGCGAGTGCGGAAATATCGTATCTGTACTCTCTGACAGCCTCCGCAGCGACAAAACTAAATCTTGCGGTTGCTCCCAGTTCCAAATCAAGCACGACCTTACAGACCAGACCTTTGGTTTTCTCAAAGTGATTGAGCCGGTAAAGAACACAAGAATCAGAAGCAATGAAACCCGCTGGAAGTG